GCAGTCCAACAAACTCTTGTTGTGTTAACGGTATTGTAGATATGATTTACGGCAGAGGACTAAACGCAACAGACAGCGATGAAAAGCCTGTTATGTTTGCTGAGTTTAAGAGTCTTGTAAAGCCTGATCAAATCAAGAAAGTAGTCAACGATTTTAAGCTATTAGGGCAAGCTGCACTTCAGATTGTTTATAACGGTTCAAAAACAAGAATTACATCTATTACGCATTTCCCTATGGAAACGCTAAGAGCGGAGAAGACAACAGACGGAAAGATAAAAGGATACTACTATCATCCAAAGTGGAGAGATATTAAACCCTCTGATAAACCTAAAAGAATACCAAGCTTCGGTAACGGTAGCAAGGGTGACCTTAGAGAGATTTATGTAATCAAGCCATACAGATCAGGCTTCTATTACTATGCACCTGTAGACTACCACGGATGTTTACAATATTGCTCACTTGAGGAAGAAGTATCGAATTACCATATCAATAATATACTAAATGGTTTGCAGCCATCCCTCCTTATCAACTTTAACAATGGAGTTCCGGACGAGGAAGCCCAACAGTTGATTGAGAGGAAAATCCAAGACAAGTTCGGAGGAACGTCAAACTCAGGTAAGTTTATCTTAGCGTTTAATGAAGACCCTGATAGAAAAGCAGACATTGAGCCTATCCACCTCCCTGACGCTCACGCCCAATATCAATTTCTAGCTGACGAAGCTCGTGAGAAGATTATGCTAGGACACAGAGTTGTTTCTCCGATCCTTCTTGGTATTAAGGACAATACAGGCTTTGGTAACAACGCAGAGGAGCTTAGAACGGCTTCTATCCTTATGGACAACATTGTTATCCGACCATTCCAAGAAACGATCTTAGAATGCCTTAATAAGATTTTGGCGTTCAACGGAATTGACTTGAACCTTTACTTTGTTACTCTTCAACCGATTGAGTTTACTGAGCTTGATAACATTGAGACTCGTGTTAAGCGTGAAGAGGAAACGGGAGAAAAGTTGTCTGCGATGCAAAGAATAAGATCATTGTTTAAACAAAAAGAAGAGGAAGATGAAGGCACTGTTCGTAACGACTAACGATCTAAGGAGAAAGTCCATTATTGGAGGTGCTGTCGATTCTGACAAGTTCATCCAATTCATTGAGGTGTCTCAGGACATTCACATACAGAACTATCTAGGCACAAAGCTATATGATAAAATATCTGACCTAATCGTCAATGATACCATAGATGATGCAGGTAATGCGAATTATAAGACCCTCCTAAACGACTACCTAACTCCAATGCTTATTTGGTTTGCACAAAGTGATTACTATATGTATGCTAGCTATCAAGTTAGTAACGGAGGTATATTTAAACATCGTAGTGAGTCTAGTGACTCACCAACGATGGAAGAGATAAAATATCTAGTGGAGAACTCACGCAACAAAGCTGAGTTCTACACAAGGAGATTTATGGACTATATGAATTACAATAGTGCATTGTTTCCTGAATATAATGAAGCAAACAACGAAGGAATGTATCCGGATAAATCTGATAACTTTAATAGTTGGGTGCTATGATATATAAGCCAAAGAAGAAAAACATAGTCAAGTTAAAGAAGTATATAAATGACTTGATCAAAGAAAGAGACGGAGACATCAAACCAAAGGCAAAGATTTAAATAATAACGCAATGGCAAATAAGAAGTTTAGCGAATTTACAGTAAAGACAGACAACGCAGATGTTGATTTTCTTGTAGGGTATGAAGGTTCTGATAACGTAAGAATATCACCTGAGAATGCTATGGGCTATGAATCAGGTTCACATACAACAACTTGGAACACTAGTTGGGATGCTCCTGATCAAGACACTATGAACTATGTAAAGGTCGGGAAGATGTGTACGGTTCAAATTGAATTATATAATGAAGAAACACAAGACCAAGACGTCTCCGCTATAACATTTACCTTGCCTTTTAATGCGGCTCGTGGCAGTTACCTTCCAATTATTTATCAAGCTCCAAGTGATTCTGTATTACCAACTGAAACAAGGTCAATAGGAAGTCAATTTATACAAACTCAAACGGGTTCAAATGTAGCGAAACTAATAAGTTGGAATGCAGTAGGCTCAGGTACTCTCGCAAGAATTGCAGATTATGAAGTTTCAGGACTTGAAGTCAAGGGAACTATAACATATATAACACAGTAAAACAACAAATAAATGGGTTGGGGAACAATAACAAACAACATAAGTTACGGAACGATCTACAACGAAAGTTGGACAGGGGAGTATAAGTTCGTTACTATCGTAGGCGATGGGAATGATATGTACAAACGCATAACTGACGATAGTGGTTCTATGGAAGCCAACGCCTGTTTAGTAAACACATTTAATAATACAATAAAGCAATGAGTTTATACAATAAAGCAAGTTTAGTACAAATACCGAGCGGAACTAAAAGCGGTACACTATATTCCGTTTTACCTGCTAATGGCGATGGCGATTTTGACCACACAAGAGCAACATCAGCCACAAGAGTAAATAAAGATGGACTGATTGAAAGCGTTGCAAGTGGCGTACCAAGATTGGACTACCCTTTGATTGACGGAGTGGTACAGAGTTGCCCTGCCTTACTATTAGAGCCGAGTAGAGCGAATAAACTACCTTATAGCTTGGACTATGACAATAATACGTATTATCAAAAGTCAAATTCAACAGCTACAAGTGAAAGCGGAATATCGCCTGATGGAGCTAATACTGCTTACGAACTAAAAGATACTGACGATACAGGCAATACATCACACTATATTCAACAAGCAAGTGGTTATAGGGCGGTTATAGATTATGACGCAATAAAGACAGCGTCTGTTTTTGTTAAGGCAGGAACAAAGAAACAAGTGCAAGTTAGGTTAACAAATGGTGCAGGTAGCTTTAGTTATATTATGGGTAATTTTGACTTGGAAACTGAAACTATATTAACAGGTGCATCAGCAAACGCATCTGATATTTCTTATGATTTACAAAATTATGGAAATGGTTGGTATAGATGTATTGTAAGCGGTTCTTGGGATTTAAGTAATGTAACACAATCTATTATACAAGTATTTACTGCCGATTTAAGTTTAGCAGCTTTACCTGATATGCATAACTATCAAGGCGATGGTACAGGCACTTTGTTTATATGGGGTCAAATGATTGAAGAAGGAAGCTACGCAACATCCTACATACCCACATCAGGTTCTGCTGTAACTCGTAATGCCGATGTATGCAATGGCGCAGGAACAAGTGCAGAGTTTAACGATTCAGAGGGTGTTTTGTTTGCTGAAATAGCTGCTTTGGATAATGACTTAACTCATAGACGTATTTCCATTTCAGATGGAACAACAGGCAATTTGGTCTATGTATCTTTTGATACAACATCTAATAGAATTTTAGCGAATGCCAATGGCAGGATAATGATTTATGTAACCGAAGATGAAACTCAATTTCAAAAGGTTGCTGTTTACTACAATGCTACTGCGCCTAAACTTTATGTTAATGGGTTTTTAAGAGAAACTGAAACTGCTATGACAGCTATTACAGGATTAAGTGAGTTAGCTTTTGACAATGCAGTAGGTGGTAATAATTTCTACGGAAAAACAAAACAACTAATGACATTCAACGAAGCACTAACCGACAGCGAACTTGAACAAATAACATCTTGGACTTCGTTTGGCGAAATGGCAAAAGGACAATTATATACAATAGAATAATGGCTACAACTTTTAAATTTGGTAATGGTAATTGGGCGGTCAAAGAGGACTATGCCCTTGCATATAATGACGAGAACGGTAACTTTAAACCGCTACCTTTTGACTTTACAAGAGCATCTACTGCGACAAGAGTAAACAAAGATGGTTTAGTTGAAACCGTACCAAGCGGTAAACCACGCATTGACTTTCTAAACAACACAAGTGGGCATTTGCTACTTGAACCGAGTAGGACTAATCGTGTTCCTTATTCTGTTTTTGATGGCAATTTACCAACGGGTTGGTCGGTAGGATTTGGTACGGGTACTTTTACGCACGAACTAACAACATTTAGAGGTCAATCAGCTATAAAGCACACACAACTTACTTCAGGTAGAAGCTATCTACAAGACAGCGTAACTTTGTCAGCAGGAACTACATATACTTGTAGTTTTTATGTTGATTTAGAAAATAGTGGGGATATACCTTCAAACGAAGTTATTGCTTCTGTAAACTTTAGTGATGACACAGGTGATGATGAAGTAACTTTTGGCGAGATAGACCAAGACACAGGTTTAGCTAAATTTACATTCACTACTGTAACTGATGTTGTTGGTGAGTTGAGATTAGGTTTTGGTTGCTTTGGTACAACATCTACAACAAACAAGCCACTTATATTTTCTATGCCACAAATTGAGGAAGGAAGCTATCCAACAAGCTATATACCGACAGAGGGTTCATCTGTAACAAGGTCGGCTGAAGAATGTTTTGATTCAGCTAACTCAACAATAGTAAATGATAGTGAGGGTGTATTATATGCCGAGATTGCTGCACTTGCTAATGATGGAACGCAAAGAAGAATTACATTAAGTGAAGGCGGATATACTAATAGAATGGTAATAGAGTTAAGTTCAGTGTCTAACAGGATAGCTGTCGCTATGGCTTCATCAACTCTATCTTTTACTCAAAAAACATATACTACAACAGATGCAACTGAATTTCATAAAATAGCTTTAAGGTGGGATAGTGATGGTTTTGACTTTTATGTTAATGGCTCTCAAAGAGGTTCGCACGGAACAAGCCCAAACTACTCTAATGATGTTTTAGATGATTTAAGTTTTACTAACGTAGTAGGTTCACAAGAGTTCTTTGGTAAGGCAAAAGATTTAAGGATTTATAATACAGCATTATCCGATACGGAAATGGCACAATTAACAAGTTAATTATATAAAAATGGGATATTTATTTAAGAAGTATGAATTTGATAGCGAAGCACAGGCTTTAGACAAGATTGCAGCTTTGCCACACGAAACAGACGAAGATGGAAACGAGTACCCAACTCACAGCCATACTGTCGTTAAACTTGGTTATTTGCCTATTACCGAGCCTACATTTGACGATGAAGGTAACGTAGTAGAAGAAGGCGAATACAGCACCAAGTATTCTGTTGATGCGTTGTGGTCAGAGTTAGACGAAAGCCCTTATGGGTGGAAGTCTTACGAAATCTCTGTTGAGGGCAACGGAGTTCATACATTCGCAGGTTGGTCTTTTAGTTAATGAGATATGGACACTACAAGCTTCAAAGTATATGCGATTAACTTGTCAGCGATGACAATATCAACAATAGATCAAATAGAAACTGCATTGAAATTACTTTTGCTTGTGGTGTCAATAGGCTATACAGTAGCAAAGTGGCACGAGTTGAGAAAGAAGAAAGATGAATGAATTAAGTGAAAACACGAAATTTAATATAAACGCTAAAACTATAATCGCCATATCGGCAGGATTATTGTCTTTAGCAGGTGTCTATTTCACTCTTATTGCCCAAATACAACAAATGCATATAGATCTTATGCGTATGCAGTCTGAACTTGAGATGAACAGCGAGTTTAGAGTCAAGTGGCCTAGAGGTGAGTTAGGTGCTTTACCTGATGATGCAGAGCAGAATATGAGGTTAATATATCTTGAAAAGTACCAGGAAAAAGCAGTATCTGATTTAGATGATTTAAAGCTAAAGGTGAAAGAGTTAGAAGGGTGCTTATAGGATTTCTAAAATAGGAATTTATGAAATATTTTGATTACTTTGAGTTCGACAGCCCTGATGTCCAAGGATCAGGTCAACTAATGGATAAAGAGGTATTAGACCTAGTAGACCAAGTGAGAGAGCTTTATGGCAAGCCTATTCATATTACTTCAGGCTACAGAACAGAGGCTCATAATGAAAAGGTTGGTGGCAGGCCTGGGTCAAGCCATTTAAAGGGTTTAGCGATTGATGTGGCCTGCACAACAAGTGCAGACCGCTACAGACTAATAGAACTTTTTATGCTTGTCGGTTTCAACAGAATAGGGGTTGCAGATACCTTTATTCACGTTGATCTAGACAAAGATAAAGTTCAGAACGTAATTTGGACGTACTAATGAAGAAAATATTAAACTTAATTACAGGCGGTTTACTGAAGGATATTGGCAAAGTGGTAGATGACCTTACCACAAGCGAAGAAGAACGCTTAGAAGCCAAGAGAAAGCTTCAGGAACTGCTTGAAAAGGCTGATAGTGATGCACAACAACAAGTTACGGAGCGTTGGAAGTTCGATATGCAAAGCGATAGCTTCCTTTCCAAGAATATACGACCGCTTATTATGGTGTTTCTTACAGCGATGTTTACCTTATTGGCATTTACCGATGGAAACATTGGACAGTTCTCAATACAGAAAGAATACATCCCAATATTTCAAACACTCCTCGTTACTGTTTACGGTGCGTACTTTGTGGGAAGAACTTGGGAAAAAGGTAAAAAGAATGGCTAAGAAGATAATAAACGCATATACTCCTGCTTCAAGGAGTAAGAGACCGGGCGTTCACTCTAAGAACGCTTCACAA